AAACCATTCTAGTAATAGGGGGACATGTATGCACAAATTCTTGGAGCACTATATCCTCGGAACTGGGTGTGTGGATCTTACAAGCATCGGACAAGAGGCGCGTCCCATGGCCGACAAAATTATTGAGGTGGGTCTTGCGCCAGTGGAGGAATGGTATGGCTCTGAAGTCATGCTACACTACCCAGGTCTATACGCGGGCTCAACAGATTTGGTATGCCTGCATAATGGCAAAGAAACTATTGTTGACTTCAAACAAGCTAATCGTCCGAAAAAAGAAGAATGGATCGAAGACTATTACTTACAGATTGCCATGTACGCCATGGCCCACGACTACGTCTACGGCAGCAAGATCGAGCAAGGAGTTATCATGGTCTGCACGCCTGACTTATATTATCAAGAATTCAAAACAGAAGGTGCAAACCTTAGAGCCTGGAAGCACAAGGCATTAAAACGAATCGATATGTATAACGAGCTTATGCACGATGAGAAAGAAAGAACAACACCAATGAAAGCAGAGGATTTTAATGACAAAAAAAGGTAAATTAATCTATAAAATTAAGTGTTTAATATTAAAATGCAGGCAGAAAGCTAAATTTTTATTGGCTATAAAACTAAGAGATATATTAAAGGAGATAAAATGAACGATATGTTGTTTAGAACGCTTCTAAAGAGATATGAAGCAAACATAGAGGACGCATTGTACAAGATACAATCGTTTAATGAGAATAATATAATTATACCAGAACACATAGATATTACTGGTGAAGTTGACAAACTATTACAAATTATTGCAGAAGCTGAGGACAAAGTGGCAGTAATGAGGAAATATTATGTCCAAAATAAGGCAGATAAACAAGTAATATGACAATGTATATGTATGGGAAAAAAAATAAAAAAAAAAATAAAAACTACTCTAGAAATAATGTCATTCTGTCACTTTCGTCTAGAAGTGTTGGTATATATGACTTTAGGGTAGACACTCAGGTAGACACTTTATGATTAAAGTGACAGATTATTTTGTCTACCTAGGTCAATTCTAGGATTGCCTATGCGCGAGGCTTTTCATTTTCATTGTTTTTTTAAAACTTTTGCCATACATATACATTTATGAAATCCAAAAAGAAATCTAGAAGAATCAACAGCTACACTAAACCAAAGACTGTTAAACAACACGTGCCGTTTCCATTCAAGCGTGTGCGTATCGATTGGATTGATATCATCACTGAAGGCGGCTGGGGTACAGACAAAGAGTTTAAAGACATGAAACTAGCTACACCTGTAAGTGAAGGTTGGTTGTTTAGTAAGGATGAAGAGACTGTAAGAATATTTGCAGGTTATGACGTAGAGTCAGATGGTTCTATTCACTTTTCGGAGAGGTCTGTTTTTCCAACTTCTTGTGTGAAGAAGATAACTCGGATTCATTAGGTGTCACATTTAGAAGAGGTGCGTAGTCGTCTAAGATTTGTTTCATTTTTGCTTCTAATTCTTGTTCTGACATGTCTTCTAGTTTCCCAGTTTTTATTATTTTTCGGTCTATGTATAGTCCTGCCGCTTTTCCCCTACTTACTTCAGCGTTTACAGCTGATGAGAAAGATCCTTTTTTTAAAGCTGCTTGCTTAATTCTATCTAGCTCTGCTATGTGTTTGGAGTAGTTTACTTCATGCTTTTGTAATCGTTCGTCATGTAGTTTACCGATGTATTGTACCACAAGAGGTGACAGTCTTGGATTAGTTAACTCACTACCTTCAACACGTGATCTCTTGGGTGAGTATCCTGCCTGTTCTGCTGCTTCTGATTTAGATAGCGGTCCGTCAGGCCCACCAAATACTAATAGCTCGGCGAATCTTTTTTGCATTTCTGTTAATCTTTTTGGAACTCCCATATTGACTTTTTAAGGTAATCGTCCTATAAAGTCAAGGTATGAAAGATAAGCGTACATATACACATTTGAAAGAACATGGAGAAGATATGACACACGAGAATGAAAGCAAGGTTGATCCTAAAGAAGACAGAGGTCCTGGAGATTTATCTTTATTGGTTGAGTTGCACAAAAAAGAAATTTGGGATTGGAAACAAAAAGAATCAGAATGGGTTAAGACAGAAAACTTACTGTCAGGAACTAAAAAAATTATAGATGAGATGGGTGCTAAGATTATACAACAAGTGGCTGTCATAAAAGCATTAGAACATGATAATGAAGTTTACAAAAAAGAAATAGAGAAACTTCTTGCAGAAAAAAATAAATGAGAGTAAGAGATTTACAAGAATTCCTTTCTACTTTCACCGCTAGTAATAAGGCAGGCACGAGGCAAGGTAATGCTGTTAGTGATGCTGTACTCTACGTTGAAGTAAATGGTAAACTACATGAAATTAAAAAAATGGAAGTACAAGAGAACAGTCAAACTATATTTGGGTTAAACAAAAACCATCAATCGCACCGTCTTGTTTTAAAAACAGCGGAAGCATCTAATATAATTTTACCGGGGAATCTGCGTACACCGGGCGCATAATGCGAGGGGTAATTACCTCGATAATGACATGGGTCCAGAGGCAAAATTTTATCAACAAATCAAAAGAAATTTTAAGTCACTTTCACTTATCAGGATTGAAAATAGTAGCTTACTCGGTACTCCTGATCTATTGGTCTATAATACTTCTGGGCACTTTTGTACTTTAGAATTAAAAGTAACGAAGGGTAAAAAAATTAGGTTTAGTCCACATCAAATTGCCTTCCACACACGACACAATCAGAACACATTTATCATGGTAAAGACCCTTGGTCCTTTACCCCCTAATACTTCTCCAATATCCATGTTCCATGGATCGAGAATCAGGGAGCTTGCAGCTTGTGGCTTGACGCTTGAAGCTTGCTGCTTGGGGCTTGACGCTTGCCGCCTGAAGCTTGAACAGGTTGGTTCGAAAGCTTGACGCTTGAAGCTTGGAGCTGGCAATGTCCATCTCTCCAAGCTTGAGGCCCGGACCAGGATGCACGCGTTTTACACTCCGTCGAGTTTTTACCGCTAATGACCTGATCCGAATTGAACGCGCGATTGGCTGGCAAACTACCCTGAGCTCGCTCGCGCGTATTACATGATTGGCTAGTTACGCCTAGTAATTTTTTAATGTTCACCATAACAAATATTTTGAATTGACTTGTCCCAGCAGGCCCTGCAATCTTTGCATTTGTTGCCCTGCGTTGGAGCTGGACATGTCCGTTGTCCAGGCTTCGTTGTTACAGTTGATGTATGAGGCCAGCTGTCAATTGCTGCTTGGTCCACCATGGGTATGGAGAACCGAACAACAAGATTGTCAGGAGCTTCAACAATATAGTCCTTGGTCCATGCTTCACGGGTTGGCATCCAGTGCTTAACTGAAGGCGTCAACCTGCAGACCTCGTAAATACGTCTCAAGTGATCAAGATTCTGTACATCGCCTGAGTCATGCCATCTAAAGTACTTGACCTTTTTAGAATTAATTTGTGCAGCCATAGCCTCGACCCAGTCAGGGTGAGTTAATGACCTGAATCTTTTATACTGTGCGTCTATTACATTTTGAAATCTATACCGTCCTCGCTTGTAGGCGTAACAGTTAGCACAGACTGAACCAGCTACAGCTCTTAATTTTGTACCAGTTTTGCATTCATGAGCTGGCGTTGAATATGCAAAGCCTGGCATTTTTCCTGGTTTTGATAATGTGTGAGTTATTGCTTCTGCTTCTTTAACCTTCATATTCTTTTATCCTTTCTTTTATAGGATACTATATCATTATAATGTTTTCTTGTCAAGCTTGCAGCCTGAAGCTTGCAGCTTGTTGCTTGCTGCTTGTAGCTTGGGCCCTGATCCTCGAGCCAGCGCCAGTGATTTATTAATACTGTAATACTTTCTGTTCCTTGTCTTCTAGTCATAATTTCTTTCTGTTAACTGATCCCAGGTCTAACAGCTACTGTCCAGCAGTATGCCCCTCGTACGTCGGTTGTTAGACCAGGGATCAGCCCGGTACCGTCAACTTCAGTGGACGAACCAGACGACTGATCCCAGATCCATCAGTATTAGCCGGAAACCGTCTAGAACTCCGGAGGTGTTACTCCCCAATGGATCAGGGATCAGTAGCAAGGCAGTAGGTCTAGTAAAACCTTGCTATAATCCTATCTGCTTTTGTAGGTGCAGATCCCCAGAATATTTATAGTTTTGTTTCAGCGATAAATATTCAAATGAGGCTGAACATCAAATATAATGCTTGACTATCCTATTGTCAAGTGTTAAAACAAATTAATTTAATCAATACAGGAGAAAAACAAAATGAGTAAAATAAGAATGAACACCGAGTTAAGAAACAAACTCTTTAATAAGATCAAACACACGTTTGAGAATGAGGACACTCAGGAAAGAGAGGCATTTCTTCAAGCAAGAGAAGATGTTGATAGACAATATGAACAAGCACATAGACTTGCAGTTGATGTTGTTGAGAGATCATATCCACCAGAAGATGTTGCAATACTTAGAACTTTCAAAAAAAAATATGGAAGTCCTTGTGATGTTGTAGCAAAAGACAAATGCTTTTACTTTGCACACAATGAATGTGTTGATGAGGATAATCAACCAACAGAAGTTAAATCACACTTTGATTTTGGTTTGTTTGGCAATCTAAATGGTAGTGAGTATAATGATGAAGAGGGTAGAAAGTTTGCACTCGCATATTTTAGAGAAGAACTAAAAGCAAAAGATTGCAACCCAGATATCTATGCTCAACAAAATGAGAATAAAGATAATCCACATAAAACTAAACATGTTGACGAATGTATGAAAGCATTAGGTTATTCAAATCAATATAGTCCTAATAATGATGTTGGTATTGGAATGACTAAAACTTTTAATGACCAATACTATCTTGATGTTATTGGAACATCTTACTGTCGTTCACGTGCTATTGCTTGTACTAAAAATGAATACGAGCAATTTGAAACTTGGAGAATTGCAAAAGGCAATTTAGTTTCTAAACATCAAACTTGGATTGATACAATTACTAAACAATGCGATCAGTTAAAGATTGGATTGAAAGCATACAGATATCTTTCAGAGGGTATTGAACTTGCAACTGAACTTGGAATACAAGTTGATGAGGCCGAGTTAATTAGAACTAACTCAACAGGTTTAACTATCTACAATCCAAGCAACTTGGCTAGTATGATTAAAGGCATGAAGAATAAGAACCAAACAAGAGAGGCAAAAATATTGGCTAGAAAACAATATGAAGAAAGTCTAAATTAATAGTTGACACTAATGGGATAATCCTATAAGATTATCCCATAACAAATACAGGAGAAATAACATGCAAAACAACACACAATTTAAAATCACTTATTATTCTAATAAGGATAAAAAACACATAACAAGACAAGCAAAGTGGACAGACAAATGTAGATTTTGGACAAGTAGTCAAGGTGCAAAATTAATGACATACTTTGACATGGACGCAGACAATTACAGAACTGCCAAAGGCAGTTGGAAAGTGAGGTACTAATGGACGACAGAAATTGGAA